CTATTCGGGCTGGAAACCCGACACGCAGGTCTCGAACCTCTTGTCGCAGCCCTCGCGAAGCGGCGTCTCGCCGCCACCACCGATCTTGAGCAAAAACGCACTCCCGCGCTCCGCCGCCATACTCTTCTCCTGTCCGTTGAAATCAGCCGAGCGCCAGCATCCGCGCCCGAAAATCGATCGCCGTCGCCCAAGGCCCCGCGACATCGCGCACCGTCCGCCGCCGGATCAGCTGCAGCGAAGCCAGCTCCCAGCCCTCGACCACCTCGGCGCCAGCCACCGCAGCCTCAACCGCATCCGCCAGCCCATGCAGCCGAGCCGGCTGGTCGTCCCAGACCGTCACCGCCACCAGCACTTCCCGCCCAGCGCCTGACTTGTGGCTCCAGTCACTCTCAGCACCAGCATCCAGCAGGACGTACGGAAACGGCGCTCGCGCCGGCGGCCCATCGAACACGCCGGTCACCTCCAGCGCCTGCAACGCCCCCGCGAGCGCCGCCTGCAACGCACCGCCCGCGCTCATCGCACCCTCCCCGCAAACCGCAGCAGCGGATCGCCCAGCCAACGCCTCGCCAGCCCGCGCGCCTCGACGATTACCTCACCCGCGCCCGCGCTAACCCGCGCACCAGGCAGCCGCTCACGCCATTCGTCGGCAATCCGCTCGACCTGCCGCCGCTGCGCAGCCCGCACCCGCGCCTCACCGCGCGCCAACAGCGCCCTCATCGGACTTCCTCGCAGCGCATCACGATCCGGTCCTTCTCGCGCGGATCGTCGAGCAATTGCCGCACCATCAGCAGCCGCCCCCGCCAGTCGACGCGCTGGTCGATCGCGATCCCGTCGCGCTTGCGGATGGTGACGCGATACCGCGGCATCGCGCTCAGCGCCTGCGCCTCGCTCTCCGCGCCCGCGCCCTCCAGCACGATCGCACTCAGGCAGTTGCACACTCGCTCCCAGGCGGTCTGCTGCACGCCCATCGGCGTCCGCTCGCCGACCGGCCGCTCGATCGTGATCCGTTCCTTCAGCGTTCCCGCGAACTCGCTCATGCCAGCCGCGTCCGGCGATAGGGCCGCCACAAGGCCGTCACGGCCGCAGGCGGCGCACCATCGCTCCCGTCGCGCGCCGCGAACAGATGCGCGACAAGTCTCAGCACACCCTGCCGGATCGGCTCCGGCACATCATTCGTGTCGGCCGCCATCCCCACACTCCCGCTCACTCGCAGCAGCCCCGAAGCCGACGCTCGCACCCAGCCGATTCCGCTCGCGTCCACGTCGATCTCCGCAGGAACCACGGCGCCAGCCTGCTCGACCGCCGCAATCGACCGCACCGGCGACAGCGACAGCTGCTCCCAGCAGCCACGCCCCGGCACATCGACCGTGAAGTCCCGCGCGATCACCACCCGGCCGATGAAGCTCTCGCACACCGCGCTCGCCGTGCGGATCAGCCCCGCCAGCAGCGCTTCTTCCTCGCCGGTCTCGATCCGCACATAGGCCTGCGCCTCGGCCATCGAGACGATCGGCTGCGCCAGTCCCGCCCCGGCCATCAGCGCTTCTCCACGCGCAAGGTCACCGACCGCGCGTCACGCCGGCCGGAAGCCAGCAGCACGATGTTCACCAGCCGGTAAATGCGTCCAGGCACGCCGCCCGACGCCTTCACCGTCGCATTGCGCCCATCGAATTCGCTCCCGGCGATTGCGATGCCGCCAGGCTCGTCCGGGCTGACCGACCATTCGCTGGTCAGCAGCTCGTCCTCGCCGAGATATTCGGCGCCCCAGTCGACGAGATAATCGAGGACCGCATCCGGGTCCTTCAGCAAAAAGCTCATCTGTTCCCTTCTCGTTGGCTCAGCGCGGTTCGGGCATGACGACGGCGTCGCTCTTGGCCGTCACCTGCCGCTTGTTCGGCGGCTTGCCCTTCGACGCTGCAGGCACGCCTTCGCCGCCGATTGCGGCCTCCGCGACGGCTGGAGCTCCAATGCTCATGTCTATCTCCGCCTAGATGCCGGCCTTGGCGGCGAGGTGCGCCCGCAGCCCCGCCTTCTCGGAGGCCGTCAGCACCCGCCCGATCACCCCGCCGCCGAAGAAGCGCCCGTCCAGCAGGCTCAAGGTCTCACTGTTGGCGCAACCGATATAGAGCCCACCCGACAGCACCCCCGCGCCCGCATTGCCGGCGTAAGGGGTGCCATCGATCATCAGCTCTGAGGTCGCCCCGTTCATCGTCGCGACCAGCACGTGCGCCTGCGCATCGCGTGTCCCGGCGTTCACCTGCGTGCCGGCGTAGAAGCGGTAGTTGTTGCCCGTCCAGGCACCGACGATCTGCCGCCCAATGGCGCCATCCAGCACATTGCCATCGTTGGCCGCCGCATCTTCGAACAAGGCCGCGGCGGCCAGCGTATCCGGCTGGTTCACCGTGAACGCCGCCGTCTTCAGGAAGTCGTCGACCCCGTCGAAGTCGAGCCAAACGACGCTGCCCGCCTGCCGAAGCACCGGTTGCTTCGCCGCATTCGCCTGCGTCGCATGCCGGCCATTCCCCGACTTGTCGTTGATCCGCGCAACCGGATTGCCGACCGCCGCTGCGACGGTCCCCGCCGCATCCTGGAACATGCTCGACAGGTCCGAAGGGTCGAACCAAACGGCCGGCGCCAAACTCAGCGGATCGATCGGCTCGACCGGCGGCGCTGCGATCACCGACCGCCGACGCCCTCCCGCAATCGCACCCAGCACTAAAGATCACCCGTCAGCGTCCAGCTGTCCGCCGCCACTTTCTTCAGCGCCGCAACCGCGAACTGCCCCGCCAGCGTTAAATCGTTCCCGCGCGAATTGATCGTCACACCTGCACCCGCCGCTACGCTCAGTGCGCCGGCACCCGCCTGCTCGATCTCCATCACCGTCCCGACCGGAAACGCCACCGCGCTGTTCGGCGGCACTGTAAAGGTGATCGCCGCCGCATTAGTGAAGCGGATGTAGCTGTCCGCATCGCCGGGCGCCGCCGTGTACGCCGCCCCCGCCTGCGTCGTGACCAGCGAAGACGCATTCTTACCCGCCGAGCTCAAACGCCAGGCAAGCACCTTCCAATTGCCGTTGTCGCCCGCGCCGACCGCCGGCGGCTCGTAGACAGCGACGCCCTGCAGCCCGCCCTTCCCGGGCGGAATGACGAAGCTCGTCCCGCCCTCGACCGTCACGCCCGTCTGCGACGTCTCGATCGTGAAAATGACGTTCCCCGTCGGTGCGCCGCTTGGCCCATCGCCATAGATCGGACCCCATTCGGCGACCCGCCCCTTTACCACCGCATCCGCCAGAGACCGCTCCGCCAGAAGCCGGAACGTCATGCTGTTCGCATAAATCGCGTTCGTGCCCTGGTCTTGCGGCGCATTGCCGAGCGGGATGCTGAGGATTCCCCCGATATTCCGGCTCGTCACGTACGACGCCGGACTGTGCACCTCGCCGCCATTCAACCGAAAGCTCAGGCCGCGGAGGCCCGCCTTGGGTCCCGCTGTGAACGTGCCAGAATTGACCGCGGCCGCCGTCAGCCTGAGCGCCCTGTCGAACTTGCCGCGATTGCTCCCGGCCAGGTTTGACGGCACCCCGAAGCTCGCGCCGGACGACGCCGCGAAATCGATGATCGAGAAATCGACGCTCTCGATATGATAGTGCGCGACGTCGAGCCCCTCCATCGACTCCAGCCCGGTCATGCCGATCTGCACCGCACACAAGGTGCTCTCGGCCAGGAAGGTCTTGATCGTCGGATTGTAGAGCGCGCCCAGCTGCAGCCCCGTCCCGCAGCTGTAGGCTTCGATCAGGTCAAAGCTCGTGTTCGCTGTATTTCCGCCCGCGATGCTCACCGCGCCGCCATGCATGGACTCGAACGTCCCGCTCGCCTGGTCCGGCTGCCACGGCCAGACCCTCACTGTGACCGCCGTCGCGGTCCACGCCACGACCTCCTTCACCACGCCCACGCTCGTTCCGCCGAACTTGAGCAAGTCGCCGACTTCCAGGTCCTTCGGATCGACGCCCGCGTCCGGCGTTAGCGTCATCAGATGCCGCTGCAGGTCCGACCCGTTATGCGCCGGCGCATTCTCCCACACGCCCGCCGAATAGCTTCCGCGAAAGCGTACCGTGTCCGCCGTTCGGCACCCGCACTGGATCGCGACGACCGCGCCGGCCGTCGTCGGTATATTGTTGTTGTTCGCGCTGAACTCGGTCGAGAATTTCAGACCGTAGCGCCGCATGCCCTGGCACAGCACGTCGCCGATCCGCGACCCGCCGATGTTGGCGACAAACAGCCCGTTCTTCGCGAACCGCGCCGCATAATTCTGCGCGTTGAGCTGCGTGTCCGTTCCGCCCCACAACTCCCACTGCCCGTCGACCTGAAAGCTCTTGTTCCTCAGGCTGACGACATTCTCCATCTTCGCCATCGCCACCAGGCGCCCCGGCCGGATGTTGAACGTCGTCGAATTCCACAGCGCGCCCGTCAGCCCGCTGTCGAGCACCCACTCGCGCGACACGCCGAGGCCGAGGCAGCCCGACAGGTCCATCGTCACCGCGACGTTCTTGGAAACGCCGAGATACTTCACGATCGACCACATGCCCTCCAGCGCGGAGCTGCAGTCGGTCACTGCCTCATCGCCGTTCTTGGCCGACCCGGTGCAATCGACCGCACCGAACATGAAGGGCGTCACAAGCCCGCCATGCTGCCGTACCCAGGCACCTGACGCGCCGGTCGCATCCGACGAAGGCGCGACGTAGATCCCCTGCTGCGGATCCGCGGCAACCGCCCCCGACAGGTTCGAAGCATCGAACGCGAAGATGCCCTCGCGCCGCGCCTCGTTCAGCAGCACCGGCTTCGATCGGTCCGTCATCGCCCGCAGCGCGGCCCGGTTTGCGGCCAGCCCAATGCCGGCGCCACCGCCGCCCTGCACCTTCTCGAACCACTCGGCCGCCGCGATCAACGCGATGGTCTTGGCGCCCGAGCTGAAGTTGGTCAGCGCACCGCTGACCGCCTGCCGGGCAATGGTGCCGTTGGCCTGCATCGTCCCGCGCCCGACCTCGCGCTCGGTCGGCCGGTCCACGCCGATGCACGAATAATAGAAGCTCTCGCCCGGCTTGATTGCCGTCGCCAAGCTGGTGAACCCGCTGACCGCCGCTCCGAGCACGAAATTGCCCGTCCCGACCGTCGTCGTTGTATTGCGCACGAGGTCGACGAACCTCGGCGAAAAGGCATCCGCCATGAAGGATGGTTCTCCTTACAACCGTTCGCCCTGAGCTTGTCGAAGGGCTGTCTTGTTCTTGGAAAAATTGGGCTGGACGGAGAGGAATCCGTCCAGCCCAGCGCCGTCAGGCGAACCTCAGAAGCTTGATCGCTTCCGAGTTCGTCACCTGTCCCCCGACGCGTTTGCAGGCGTAGAAGTGCACAAAGGGCTTGTGCGTGAACGGATCGCGCAGGATCGTCGTTGCATTGCGCTCGGCGATCACATAGCCGGCCTTGAAGTTGCCGAACGCGATCGACAGCGACCCGGCTGAAACGTCCGGCATGTCCTCCGCCTCGACGACCGGATAGCCGAGCAAAGTCGCCGGCGAACCCGCAACCAGGCTCGGCTGGAACAGGAACGCGCCGTCCGCAGTCTTGAACTTGCGGATCATGGCCAGCGTCGAGCTGTTCATCACGAACGCCGCGCCCTGCCGGTACGGAGCGCGCAGCGACTGCACCAGGTCGACCAGCTTGTCCGCCGGATTGGTGCCCGGGAATGCACCCGCCGCACCCGTGCCGATCGTCTGCAGCGTGCCCATCGGGCGAACACCGTCCGCCGTCGTCGCATTGGGCGAGCTCAGGAAGCCGAGCGGCTGGTTCGTGCCACTGCCCTTGACGAACGCCTGGCCCTCAGCCCGGGCGAACTCCGTCGCAATCTCGTTCGCCAGCCACTTCTCGACGTCGAACATTGCATCGTCGAGCATCTGCTGCGACGCGGCCGGATTGGCATAGAGCTCACCCGAAGCCGGCACGATCTCGGTAAAGCTCGGCGTGTTCGTCTCCGGCCGCGCGGCCTCGAACCCGACCCAGCCCGACGGCGTCCCGCCCGTCGTCACCAGCTTGCGATAGCCGGCGCTGCCGACCTTCACGACATTGGCGATCGCGCGGATCGGCGAGATCGCCGTCAGCGTGCGATCGATGACGCGGTCGATCTCTTCCGGCACCGCATAGCCGCCGATTGCGTCGGACGAAGACCCAAGCGCCTTCATCTCCAGCCCGCTCTCGATCCCGCGCCGCAGATAACCATCCACGAAGCTCGCCTGCGCTGCCGACTTTACGCCATCCAGCGCCGGCCGCTGCGCCGCGATCACGCCCGCCGCGATCTTCGACTTGAGCTGCTCCAGCTCCTCCTTGAGCGCCGCCACGCCGTCGTCCTCAAACGCATCGAACGACTGCTCGAGCGCATCCGCCTTGAATTCCAGCATTCACTATTTCTCCTGCACAAAACAAAAGGGCCGCGGAAACCGCGACCCTCAGCACCCTCACCTCGTCATCCCCGAGAACGCGGGAACCCAGCTCAATCTCACGCAAAGGCGCAAAGGCACGAAGAGCAGCCCAAGACTTCCTTCGCGCCTTTGCGCCTTTGCGTGAATCAACCTTCCACTGCGTGAACTCTGGCCAGCTTCTGCATCGGCTGCGCAACCAGGCTGACCTCCACCAAATCAAGATCGATCAGCTCCCGATGCACCCCCGCCCGCGCCTCCCGCACCCGATACCCGAAGCTCAGCCCATCCAGCTTCCCGCTCGCCAGCAGCGATCCGACCCGAGCATCATCCACGCGCGCAACGACCCGCAGCCCGCGCCTGTCCTCCGACAGATGCTCGATCCGCCCAAGCACGCGCCCGGCTTTGTGCTGCCACAACAACGGCACCTCGCCCGCGCGCTTCAGCGCCTCCGCGAACGCCCCCTTCCGGACAATGTCCCCGCCACCGTCCACCCGATCGAACACCGCCGCATAGCCCGCAAAGCGTATTCCCCTCCCCTTCAGGGGAGGGGTTGGGGTGGGGCTGACGGGCTCACCCACGCAACGCCTCCAGAAAGCCCAACTTGATTGCCATTCCGGCGATCAGCAACGCCAACACCACGCTCACCGCCCAGGCCCCCACCGCCCGCGCCGCACTCCGCTTCGCGTCCCGCCAGGCCGACAGCAGCTCCCGCAACTCATCCATGTCTCGCCGAGCCCGAGCATCATCCAGTCCGAGCGAAGCCAGCGCCCGCCGCGCCCCGGACTGGCTCGACTCCTCGACCAGCGCCCGCAAGGTGACGAGGTCCCCACCCCGCTCCTCCGCCTGAGCCATCAGGCTCGCCAGCAAAGCATCCGCGCTCAATGGCCCTCTCCCCTTGAGGGAGAGGGCGACTCGCGCAGAGCGCGAGCGGGGTGAGGGGAAAACCCAAGCTGCTCCCTCTTCTCCGCATCGCTGAGGAATCCCGCAGCCCCCACCTGCTCCCACAGCTTCGACCGATCCTCGGCCAGCTCGCTCAGCTGGTCCTCGTCCACCGCCAGCTTCACCGGCCCGAGCCAATCGCCCAGCATCTGCTCCAGTCCGTTGAGGATCCGCCGAGCCATCGGCAGGATCGTCTGCCGGTACAGCGCCCGCCCGGCCTCCCGCGCATTTGCGTAAGTCGCATCGCCCGGCAGCCCGACCAGCACCGGTGGCACTCCGAAGGCCAGTGCAATGTCCCGCGCCGCGCCTTCCTTCAGTGCGACAAAGTCCATGTCCGCCGGCGTCAGGCTGAGCGCCTGCCACTTCAGTCCGCCCTCGAGCAGCAGCGGCCGCCCCGCATTCCCGCTGCCCGAAAACTCGGCCGCAAGCTCTTCCTTCAGCCGCGCGAACTGGTCGGTCGACAACGTCGATCCGTCCCCCGGCTCATAGACCAGGGCCCCGCTGGGCCGCGCCGCATTGTCGAGGAGCGCCTTGTTCCAGCGGCTCGCGCCATTGTGCACGGTCGCCGGCGCGCACGCCGCCTCGAGGCAGCCCATCCCATAATGGTCGTCCCTTGGATGCAGCCCCTTCATGTGCGCCAGCTGCCGGCGCCCGAGCGCGTCGACGCGCTCGACCCGGATCACCCGCCCGCCAACGCGATAAAGGTAAGCCGTCGGCCACCCGCGCTCGTCGGACACCACGCTGACCCGCTCCGGCCGCATCAGGCAGATTTCCGCCGGCGCCCCATCGTCGCCGACGATCAGCTGACCGTAGGCATTTCCATGCAGCAGCAGGTTCGCCGCAATCGTCTCCAGCAGCCCATCCGTGGCCACGATCTGCGCCGCCCGCTCGTCGCCTTCCACGGCATAGACCGGCAAGCCGCCGAGCATCCCGGCGACCAGGCGCACCGCGCGCTGACCAACCGGATTCCGCCGGAACACCTCTTCGAATTGCGCCTCGTAACTCCGGGCGAAGCCCTCACTCTCGCCGACCGACAGCCACGCCGGCACAAGGGCCCGCGCGTCCGGCGCCGCGGACTTTCGTCCGAACCACCACCCCATGATCTCTCCCGATTGAAGACGTGAAAAAAGTCCGCGCCGAACTGACGCAGATTAGAAAATCGGCTGAACGACATTGCTAAGCGTGACGCCGAGGCCCGCTCGTTCCTGCAAGCCGTGTACGGCGGGCCTCACCTGAGCCGTGGCGGCGCGGCCGACCTCCCCCGGGGCCGCGCCGCCCAGTTTCCTTTACATTTCTCATTCAGAGTTGCTGCGCTAAGGCGCGCTCGAGGGCCGCGGCCTGATTCATGCCAGGCCGCGCCCTCGTCGTCGGTGTGTCACCCAGACGGCATCGGTGACGGCGGTCCGGGCGCCTCCAAGCAGCCCGGGCCGCCACACTAATCCATGTTAGTGACAATCCGTAGCATTCTGCCACTGATTTTAGTGAGGCCAGCCGGCGGCACCCGGTGAAGCCTCCCTTCGGGCATTGTTGCCCCCCAAGGCTGCCCGAGGGTGCGGCCCGGATCGCCCTTTGGTCCGGGTCGCTTCTCTCCGCCGCCGACATTTACCTTCGATAACTGTCGGGTCCCGGACGCGATGCTAAATCGCGCCACGGGCTAGCCCCTGGAAAGCGACACCTCCAAGGCTCGGTCCAAAAAAAGACCCGGGTGAGCCCATCTCACCCGGGTCGACTTGTCTTCAAAACTTGACCTTCAGCCGGACCATTGCCCGGTTCGACGGAAAGCCGCCGACGTCGGCCGCTTCCGTCTCGCCGCTCAGCTTCACGCCGGGCGAGATCCCCAGCTCCGCCTTCGGCAGACCGTCCTTGGCTTGAGGCGCGTCGGAAACCCGGTCCGGCTTCTTGCCGCCGCGTTTCGCGCAGACCACCACCTCCTCGCCGTTGCCCCAAGGCACGCAAGGCGGCGTCACCGTCAGGTCGATCCTCTCCGGAGGAGACGCAGCGACCGCTTGCGCAAGCAGCAGGGTCAGGAACATCGGCTTACCTCGTCACGCTTCGCGCCCTCATAGCACGCCGCTCACAATCTCCTCACCCGCGGAATTCCGCTCCGGGTTTCACCCAGTTCGGTCATCGCCCAGACCATCGCGTCCGCGCGATCCGGTGATCGCCCCGGCCCCTCATAGCCGCCGCCGGCGGTCAGCCCGCTCAGCTCATCCTCCAGCCGCGGAAAGCTGCCCGCGAAGAACGCCCGCCCGCTTTCGAAGCGCAGCGCGATCGGCTCAGCACGAGCCGCCTTCCCGCGCGACGCATGGACCAGCTTCACCCGCACGCCGACCTCCGCCGCGTTCAACACGCTGCCGACCATCGCCCCGCCATTGTTCGCCTCGGCCACCACGATGTCCGCACCCCACCGTTCCACCGCCGCCGCAACTCGCCCCGCCCACCCGTCGGGGCTCAGCCCCTGGCAACTCTCGTCCGCCAGCACGAAGAACCGCCCCTCACGCCGCCCCGCCACCACGATCCCGCAAGCGTCCGACCCTCCTGACGCACCCGCCGGCGGATCCACGCCGACGACGATTCTATCGTACCGCTCATCCTGAGGAGGGACTGAGCCCGTCGAAGGCCCGTCTCGAAGGGCCCGACACCTCTCAATCAACTCCCTCGGCCACAACGACCCCTCGACATCCGCGATGAGCTCGCCATCCAGCTCCTGCCGCCCAAGCCTCGTCCCGCCATATGTCGCTGTCATCACCTCCACGAACCGGTCGTCGAGGTTGACGTTCTCGCTGGTCCGCCCGCTCGTCTTCACGGTCCAGCGGTCCTCCATGATCTGCTCCAGCAACGGCATCGGCCGCGGCGTTGTCGTGATCAGGGCCCGCGCCCGCGCTCCGCGCCGAAGCCCCATCTGCAGATTGTGCCAGGCTGCATCCGGCTGCGCCCATTTGCACAGCTCGTCGGCCCAGGCGTAATCATGCTCCGGCCCGCGCAAACCATCCGCATTCTCGCCCGAGAAAAGCTGCGCCTCGCTCCCATTCGGCCAGCGAAGCTTCCCCAGGCTCGGCTCCCAAGTCAGCCGCTCGCCGTGCAGCTTCGCCACTCGCAACAGCCCGCTGACGCCCTCGACCATGATGCTCCGCGCATCGTGCAAGGTCGCGCCGACCAAAGCGATCCGCACGCCCGGCTTCGTGCTCGCCAGCCCGTGCACCCACTCCGCCCCGGCCCGCGTCTTCCCGAACCCGCGGCCGGCCACCATCAGCCAAACGCGCCAGCCCGCGCCGTCCGGCGGCAGCTGGCTCTCATGCGCCCAGGCCTCGAAGCAGGCATCGAGCCGAAGCAGCTCGAGCGGCGTCATCGAATTGATGATGCGAACCTGGTCTTCCGGGCTCGCCTTCGCCAGCGCGAGGATCAGCTCGCGCGTCGACCGAAACCTCATTCGGCGCAGCCACCCGCCGCAGCCTTTTCCTCTTCCCGCTTGCGCAGCCGCGCGAGCTTGCCGAGCAACCGCTTGCGGATCTCCTCGACGTCGTCGACCGGCACTTCGGTCTGCGCCTCGACCGCCGTGTCGCGATGCATCCGCAGCAGCGCCAGCGCGATCTGGTTGGGATACTCCCGCATCCGTTCCTCGCGCCCGTCCGCCTTGACGACAATCTTCTCCGTCCCGTGCAGCGCCCGCTCGATCAGCACCAGCTCAAGCCGCTGGTAGGCAATTCCGATCGCCTCCAGCCAGTCGGCACGGAACGCCGCGTCCGCCTTGCGCCGCCGATAGGCCTGTGTGTCCGAAACGCCCGCGTCGTCGCACGCCTGGCGCACGTTGCAGGTCTCCGCCAACACCTTGAGGAATCGCTCTTCCTTCGCCCTGCTCCAGTTGCGCTTGGACGCCTTCCGCTTCTGGGGCGACGTTCCGCCCACCAGCATCAATCCGGCGGAAGCCTCCTTCCGCCGTCCCGTCTCCGCCTTGCCTGCCAT